TGGATTGATGTTGTATCACGCAAATGCACTTCGATGTAATCCCCAATCCCATGATTCACGATTGCATCGGTGCTAAAAAGAATCGGGTCTGTGCCGTGGTGGATATACATTTTCATCCTTGAATCAACCTGCACTGCCCCAATTGCACTATCATACACACCAAATTCAATGTAATCATGCTGATGGGCAATCATCGTACCAGTAACTGAAACCTTTAATCTACGCCGATACGTTGCTGCATTTGTCAGCCGTCCATTGGTGTGAGTGTACTGGTTATTATAACTGCCCGCAACGGTTGTGCCTGCAATCTTTACAAACGTGGTGGTGTCGGTAATCACCGTGGCGGTAGCATTGTTGTGCATGTACATCTGCCCGACAACAGGCCGTTGCTCACGCCGATCAAACCGTGCCCAAAAATCCGCAAAGAACTTATACCACAGGCGATCAATCAGGCTGCGGTCTTGCGTTAGGTTATGCAATTCACGGGGGATCATACACCGCGCCCTTCAAGAATAGCATCAGCCGCCACAATGCGCCAGGGGGTTTTGCTCGATACTTCAACCCGCAACATGGCATCCATGTGAAATTGCCCCAAACGCCGCCAAACTACTTTTTGCTGATAGTTACCCAATAACCCCGCAGACGCCTGCAACGGTGTGCTGAATGTGCGTCCGCCGTCATTGCTCCATGAAAGGCTAACAATAGGGTCTGTGTCTGTCCCTGTAGCCGTTCCACCCAAACCAGTATCAAGCACCAATTCAACCCGATCAATGGTGAAGCTGTTCACGCCATCAGCAATGAAACCCATATCAATGATGCGGCGGATCTCGGTGCCGTCTTCGTCATACACATCCCGGCGAATCTCATACAGTCCGCCCTCATTCAGCGCCCCAACGATATGCTTACCGTAGCAATAGGCGTAATTCAGTCCCCGCCATTGCCCCACGCCATAGCTTGACCGTTCATGCCACGATCCCACGCCAACATCATAAACAAACGTGCGTTGTGCAAATGGAAACGTCAGAACAATATATTTGTGCCCATTGGTGGAATAGCCCCACATTATAGCATCTGTGATTCTGCTCAGGCTTGCAATCTCATCTGAAATAGCAAACGTGCTGATAGGTTGCGGCGAGTATCCTGCAGCGCCGTACACTACACCATCATGGCCCAGCCAATACACGGCATTTCCCAAACGGGTAACGGCCAACTTACTCGCCAGCCCCACATCCAGAACTGCGCCGGAAATGCGGTCGTAGAATCCGTCAACCGCTTCGCGGGCAACCTCGATGGTTTCCTGCCCAAACAACCACAAATCATCGTAAGCGGCAAACGGCGCAACAAGGTTATCATCGTTTGCTTCTGCTGTTTGCAGGTTCAAACCGTCATAAACTGTTGCCGCTAAAGTATCAGACCAGAAGAACTGGCCCGTACCGCGCCGATTAAAGATAACCCGCTGGTTTTGCGCCGTGACGGCATCGGCAACATAAAAATCAGGGTCAGTGATCGTACTGAATGTGCTGGTTTGTGCGTTCCACACATAACTCAAGGTATCAGCGCAAATTACCAGTTCGCGCCCGATCTTGGCCATTGTCACAGGCAACGAACCCGCCACCGTCCCAAGGGATGTTTCGACACCAAATTGATCCACACGATAAAGGCTTGTGCCATTTACCGCATACAGCACGCCGCCCATCTGCATCAGGCCGCGTGTCGTGTAAAGCCCAGTACCAAGGGTGCTAAATCGTTTCAGCCCCGGCGAGGAAGTAAGATAAAACGCACTTCTTGCTGTTTGACCAGACGCCGGAATAGCCTCAAAATTCACCAGCCGTGATGCATCAAAGCGAAGTGACTCGCCTTTTCCGTATGCTGAAGGAAGCGGAATGTTTGCCATCAGTAATACGTCGCCTCTATCGGGTCGTCATCCGCTGGCGCTGTTGCCACACGACGCAACATGGATTCGCCAAAAGTATATTCATCGTAGGTGGTTTGCCGCCCAAACAATGGCGATGCTCGAAACGCTGCCATAGCGGTATAAGCCTCAGCAACAATATCCGGAATCGTATCTACCGTCCATGTCAGCGTGCCAATTTGAGCCAGACCACGGGCGGTAAGCTCGCTATGCAACAATTCAATGTGTTGATCGACGTGGGCGGCCTCTTCGGCGCTGGCTGTCTGGCCTTGCCCCAAAACCCGCATTCTCTGCAACACCCGGTTGCGTATGTCCGCTTTCGTCAGCGTTGCCATGATTTACCTCAACAAAGAAACGGTTGCCGCGCAGCTTGGCGACAGCAAAAGGGTCTGTGATGTTGGCGGGCGTCTCAGGATGAAACGCCACGCCATACACATCAACAAAACCCCGTTCGGGATATTCACCCCGATACAGGAACAACGGCATTACGCCACCGTGTAGAAAACAGTCAGCCAAAGCACACCAGTGCCACCAGCGTTCGCGGGTGCGTTTACAACGCCCGTGATCTTGGTTTTGTTGGTGAAGGTCTTCGGCCCGGTTTTCAGAGTGCCGTTCAGCGGCAGGAAAATGGAAACCTCGGGCTTCCACTCGGTCACGGCATCCCCGGTGATCACACCGAAGTTGCCAAGTCCATCCGTGTCAGCGGATTCCACACCGTTTGCGGCCCAACCGATATCAATATCCAGCGCTTCAGTGCCAGTGTCGATATCGTCGCCTCGCAGATACCCGCCAACAATCGTAGCGCCTGCCGGAATAAAGCAGAACTCCAGAATGTCAGCAGCGGTCGGGTTTGCTGCAAGGGTAATAGAACCCGTTGCAACGTGCAGCACACCCCGGCCCGTGCTTTCAAACACGGGATAAGATGCAGCGGCTTCAGCAGCAGTTAAAGTAGGCATAGTTCAGTTCTCCTTAAGCGTCAGCAACAGCGGCAAAGAACCCGGTCAATAGACCATTGTCTTTTGTGTTGCCAGTATCTGTGGTTAATGAAGTTCCGAAACGCATTTTCTCGACACCATCAATGATGTTGACGGAAACGCCCTTCTTGTCTTCGTAGTCGCGGTCGTCCGTGATCGTATAGGTGGGCTTGCTGATAGCGTAAGCCAGTGATTGCGCACCACAGAAATACACCGGCGAAACGTCGATGCTGCCAGCACCAACACCCGTGTAAATCGGGATATCGTCGATCTCGTGGATCACAACGTTATCCCACAGCAGGTCGCCACCACGAAACAGCGGATTATCCTTGCTGCGCGGCAGAGCGTCACGCTGTGCCTGCATCAGGGTCGTATCCCGCTTCAGATCCCGGAACGTGCGCGTGCCGCAGAACAGCACGAACGTGCGGGTGTCCTCACCAACACGAATTGGACGAATCTTGGGCGATGCCTCAAGAGCCATCCGCTTCATCAGGTCAATGCTGGCGGTCGTCAGCTTGTCGTTGGTGTTGTCAACGTTGGCAAGCGCCGTGGCATGAACCAGCGAGGAACTGTTCCCTTTGGCGTTACCATACAGCACACGGTCACTGTTATTGGTGAGCCATGTGTTGCGTTGTGCAGCCGTGGCAGAACCATAGGCAACCCCATCAATGGAGCCGAGAGCGGCAATGATCCGATCCCGCACGTTCTCCATCATCCAGTCCATCAGGACTTCGCGGCCAGCATCGCGCAGGCTGATTGCGCTGTACTGTTCCTCGATTTCCGGCACGATCACCGCATGACGCCGCTTGTTCACGTTTACCGTAAACGAACGGGTGCGCAGGTCTTCCTCTGCACCCTCAAGCGTAGCCGAACCGGTAACACCAGCCCCAATCAGCTTGTTGGCGAGAGCAAACGTAACGGTTTTGCCCTTTGCATTGCGCAGGTCGTTGTTAACCTGAATAATGCTGCTCGTTTCCGCACCCATGTAACGGGAAAAACGGTTTTCCTGCAAATACTGGGTGAAGAAATTACTGTCCCAGCGTTGGACGGTTAGGCCCGTCGCGGCCCTAGATTCTGCCATAATGACTCCTATCGTCTGGCGGCTTTAAGGATTGCTCCAATGTCCAGCGCATCCGGGGCTTCATCAGCATCCGGCTTGACATTTGGCACATCGGAAAGTGTTGTCGGGATGGACGAAGGTAGCTTCCCGCCCTTCTGGCCGTACTTGGCTACCATTTCTGCCTCAATCTTGGCCCGCAGTTCCTGTTCGTATTTCGCCATGTCTGTTGGCATGGCTTTCACGCTCAGAAACTTTGCGCCTTCCTGATAAGCAAATCCGGCTGGATTCGGACTGTGAATCATCTGCTGGTAAAGCGTGGGATTCTGTTGAATCGCCTCTTTAAAAGCATCGATCTTTTCCTGTGCATCCGGCTTTGTCTCGAACAGAATCGCCTCTGACATATTGATCATGTCCCGGCGAGCTGCTGCATACGCTTCCATCTGCACCCGTTTCAGAACCTCAGCGGGATTGCTGAAAAGATCATCCTCGGTGGTGTCCTCTTTCGCAGGTTGGGCTTGCGCCTTTAACTGCGCCAGTTCGGCCTCAAGACGTTGACGTTTTTCGCGCTCGTCCAAAAGTGCATTGATCGGGATAAAACGCTCATCTTTTGCAGCGGGTGCTTGTGATTCCGCAGGCGGCGCGGCTTCCTCTTTAACGCCCTCATCCTTTACTTCAGGCTGTTCGGGATTTTCCGTTTCAGGCTTTTCGGCATCAACTTCTGTCCCGGTCAGTGCTTCGTAAAGGTTTTCAAGTCCGTTGCTCATGGTCGTTTATCCTCTATCGCCCGTACTGCGGCGGCCAGATCGCCCGATTACCCGGCGGCGGTAACTCCTTGCGGGAGTGTCTGTTGCGGCATCATCGCTTGCGCCACATCAAGGCGGCTGCCCACTTGGGTCTGGCCTGCCTTGGCAAGGTTAAGCTGTGCCTGTGATTCGTTTTTGATTGTTTCGGATTCCAGTTTGCGGGCTTCCGCTTCCGCCCGTGGATCAGGAGCGCCCTGCCCTTGACGCATCATGTCAAGAAGCTGCTTTTTATTGCGCAGGCTGGACGCCTCAATCAGCACATCCGGCGGGATCGGCACGCCAGCGCCCGCCATCTGTGCCAATTGTTCAAACTGTTCCGATTGCAGGCTGATGATATCCGGCTGTTCTTCGATGTAGATGTCCACATCCAGTTCAGCGACATCGTTTTCCGTCTGCACAACCTCTTGCGCGCGCGGGTCTTGCATTGCCATTTGCAGCTCTTGCGCCCGCGCCTGTTGCTCTTCCGGCGGCAATTGCTGGAATCGCTGTTGCAACATCTCGCCAGCGGTCACAGGACGATTCAGACCCACAAAGCGCAAATTGTTTTCGTCATCGGTAACGCGAACCCAGCGTTCTTCTGTCCAATACTGGCGCACCAACTGCCAGCAACGGCGCAACACGGTCAAATGCCAGTCGCGCAATGCATCCATCAAAGGTTGCAATTCCGTTGCGCCGCCCTGTTGCTGCGCCTGAATGGCCTTGCCGCTCAAACCCAACTGATCCTTACCCATCAAGGCAGCGTTTGCGCCCGACAGATCAATTTCGTTCTTGGCCTCAGCAAGTAATTCAAACTGGCCCTGCGCCATATCGCCAGTGGGCAAAATCTC